GCCCCAGTGCTCGCGGATGTCAGGACGCCAGGACGCTGGCGCTCTTTCTCCCTGCTGACGCGGGCCTGACTTGGGGCCTGACTGCACGCCTTCGGGTTTCTTGAATTTTCCTTGCTGGTCACGTTCCGGTTGTTGAACAAGCTCGTTATCAGCGGGCTTGTCTTCGGAAAGTGCATTCAAATCTTGCGCTGCGGCAGGATCGCCAGCTGGCTCTGCGCCGGCTGCGACCGGCTCGCTGGCAGCGGCAGGTTCAAACGCAGGAGCTGGATCGGATGATCCTGCTGTCGGCAGCGGCTCGTCTGCTTCCTCAAAAGCAGCTGCAATGGCATCGCGCATGGTTGTCGTGGGTTCTGTCATAAGGTGTTACCTGTTTTGAAGTTTGTGAATTGCGCGCTCTATGTCGGCACGCTTAAAAGAACCGCCCTCGGTCATGTACCGCTCGCGGCTTTCCTTGGCTTTCGCCCAAGAACCTGTGAAATCGTCCATCGTGGTCAGGCCCTTGGCCTTCATGTACTCACGATGCTTTGTGCGTGACGAAATGTCTGTGCCATCCGGCGCCTTCAGGCCGGCATAGCTGCTGTCGCCCCAAAGCGCTCCAGAGTCGGTGCGCAGCTCGGGCTGATAGTCAACGGTGACCTCAATCAGCTCACCAGTTTTTCTGTCTTGAATCCAGCGTCTTCTAGTCATGTTGTGATAAACTCATCAGTGAATAAAGGAGGTGATTCTATGGACAAGCAACAAACGTATGAGTCGATCATTGAGGCAATCCACTTGGCCGTAGACGCGGAGCAGCCCGAGGGCGGCCCCCATCCGTACAAGCCAGAGACAGAGCAATGCCTTCATGTCGTGTACACCCTGTTGCAAGAGGCGCTTGGCATCACTGACCCTCACGCAGCATCTTGATGATCGGCTGCAGCTCATCGATCAGCTGAGGCGTGACCAGCTGCGCTGGTGCTGAACGCTCAAACGCCATCCTGTCGCCGCTCACAGGCATTCCCCTGGCGCGTCGCTCTGCAAAGAAGTCTTTCCACAGCTCGGTGTGCGGGATGTTCACATCCATGCCACCGACCACCTGGCCAGCCAGCTGCGTGTCGTAGGTGCTGTGCGGGTCCTTCGCGTTCTTGATGATCGGCTTGGACGTGTCAATGCGGCCCACTGAGTAGCCGCCCGCATAGTTGGGCACTGTGCTCAGTGACGGCTCCATGATCGCCTTGCGGATGGACGCCAACTCAGGGAAGCCAGCCTTCTGGAAGTCATCGAGCTGCATGCGGTTTAAAAACGCATGACGCAGTGCGCCGTTGTTGCGCAGCTGCGCGATCACCTCGGGTGACTGCAAGCCTGCAAACTCAGGACGCAACGAACGCACAGCGTCGTCAAATTCGCGCTGTGACTTCTTTGTGATCTTGCCGCTGCGGATCATCTCGAGCGCGGCATCTGTGGGCATCGTGCTGAAGTTCAGCGAGTCGTGGCCCATGGGCACGTACATCAGGTTCACATTTGCGCCAGGCGTAGCCTCTTGAGCGCCCACTGCGCGGTTGCGCAGCTTGCTCACAATGCTCTGGCCACTGGCCCACACAGAGCCGCCAGGCTGGCTGCCGTGGGTCAGCATGAAGTCGGGCCCGCCCTCGAGCTTCACAGGGTTCTGAAACTTGACGCCATCCACCTCGGTGAGCAGCTTGCCGGCAGCCGTGCGATCGCCAATGGCCGGCACGATGTACTGCCCTTCCAGGTCCTCGATGCCGATCGACTTTCGCGTTGGCAAGTCCTTCAAAGGCGTGGCCGAGTAGGTCATTTCGTCGTAGGGCTTGCTCAACTTCTTGCCCAGGCCGATTGGGTGCCAGTAGCCGGCTGCTTTGGCCTCTGCAGCGCTCATGCGCGGAGCTTTTTCCGCACCGCGAAGCGCTTTGCTCACCGCCCTGGTCGCGCCGCCAACGACGGGGACCATGCCAATGCTCGAGAGGGCCATTCCCAGCTTGTCGCCTTCGCGCCTGGAGCGCTCAAAGTCACGGGCACTGAGTGCCGTGCCGACGCCAGGCACAAAGCCCGCGCCGATGTCGGTTGCCACGTCTGCTAGGTCCTGGTCTTCAGGTGTATCGAGCGCAACAAACTTCTTCGCTCTGCTGCGCAACGCGTCAATGAGTGCTGATGCGTCCATGTCTCACCTCACTGCAAAGTCAGCATGTACTGGGTGGTCTCGTACAGGCGCAAGATCTCGTCGATCGTGTTCTGCAGCGATGTCTCATCCTTCTCGCAGATCTGATATCGGTACATCTCGATCCACTCAGCGCGAAACGCGATCAAGTCGCGGATGTCGTCGTCATTCCCGTCCTCGCGCTTGATGGCCATGCGCGTCTTGTAGTAGCCCTGGTATTGCTCGACAAAACCGTCGATCAGCTCGATTAGCGAGTCGTAAAACTCGTTTAATGCCTTGTGCTCGGCGTAGCTCTTGGTCTTCCAGTGCGCCAGGTGCGCGGCATCGCGGTCAAAGAGCACCTTGCTGACGAATTCTTCTGCTTTGTTCATGTTTCACCTCACTGCATTGGGGGCAAGCCGTTAGTGGCCGGCGGCATTTGGGGCTGCGCAGGCGGCAGCTGTGGCTGTGGCTGGAAAATACCCATGGCACGCAGCTGGGCCTCTTTGCCCATCGCTTCCATGTTGGTGTTTTTGGCCTTGGCCATGCGCTCTGCCGCGCCAGCTTGCTTCTCGGCCACTTCGGCCTCTTGCAAGGGGTTGGGCTGAGGCTGTGGCATGCCCTGCTGCTTCAAGCCGGTGATGGCCTGATCCAAAATGCTCTCGATCTGCGTGCTTACGCGGAACTTGGAGACGCTCCACTGGAGCAGAGACATCAAAACTGGCGCCGCCTGGGGCACTTGCTGCGCCATTGGCGCCACCTGGGAAATGAACGCGCCCAAGCCCTGCATAAACTGCACGGCGGCGTCGCGTTCTGCGGCCCAATCAAGCGCGGCCATCGAGTCAGCCTCGATGTTGATGCGGTACTCGCTCATCTCCTCGTCTTTGATGAGCTGAACGGCCTGCATGGCCAGCGGAGCATCGGGCGTGCGCTCAATGTTGCTGCGCTTGATGATGGTTTCAGGCTGGAAGTGCTTGCAGATGATCTCAGCCTTGATGCGCAGAGCCTGCGTGATCCAGTCAGCGATGTAGAACTGCTTGAGCTGGATGCGTGTCGAGCCAAACTGAGCCTTGATCTGCTGTGCAGCCGCGGTCTCAGAGGCCTTGGAGCTGCCGCGCATGATGTCGGAGATGCCCAGCACCTCGTAGATCTGCTGCACTTTGTCCTGGCGGTACACGCGCAGGTGATCGATGGCATTCACCACCTGGTCGATCGGAATCCAGTCCACTTGGCCCTTGATGCCGCCCTTCTCAGCGAACATTGCCCAGTTATCGACGGGCACCAACTGGTTTTCAGCGGTCTGGTTGAAGACGCGCTGCACGCCCTCGGCGCTCTTGTCGTACACGCCAGCGACTTTGGTGGCGCGAGTGAGCCAGGTAATGCGGGTGTTGATCTCGTCAAGCTCGTTGAACTGGTCTTGAGCAAAGATGTAGTCAGCTCGAGGCATGAAGTTGCTCGAGGTGACGTTGGCCACCAGAGGTTTCGGGCAGGGGAAGAAGCCGTCGAGCCCCAGCGGGTCGTCTTTGACGTCCAGGATGACGTCGCAGCTCTTGGCGTACCAGTAGACCTTGCGCTTTTCCTTGCACCAGATCTCGAAAACCTCGGCCTTGCTCCAAGGATCGTGCTTCGGTGACTGGTCGTTGACCTGGTCCTTCTTGCTGTAGTTGCCCAGCGGCACTTGCGCAGCGATCGCCTCGCCAAAGCGGGCCACCAGCTGGTCTTTCGTCATGTACACGCGACGCGCCACCCACCGGATCTCATGCCAGGTGCGGGCGGGCGAATAGAAGAAGTCTTCCCAGTAGATGTAATCGCAGGGCGCGTCTTCGTTGATGATGCGGGTGGCCTGCTCTGCGGGTGAAATTTCTTGACCAAACTCGTCAAAAACCGCGGGGATCTCGTAGTCCTCGGTCGTCACCTCGTATCTGAGCCAGATCTGGCCCTCACCGACCACCAGCCAGTCCTCGATGCCCTGGCGCACAGCCGAGTCCCAGGCAGAGACGTTGTCGTCAAAGGCGCGATTGAGCAGACGCTGAAGGATCGTGCCGGAGACGCGGGCGACGTCGTCGTCGTAGTCCTGGAAGGAACGCGCCACATCGGCCTTCGGTGGCCGGGCGTAGAGCATGGACAGCAGCACTTGCATCGTTGACCAGAACAAGTTGACCTTGCTCTCGTCTTTCGCATACGCGTCGCGCTTGTCCAGGTAGCGCTGGGTGATCCGGTTGGCGTCCTGGTGGAACTTTAAGAGCTCCTGCTGAGACGCCTGGATCTCTGTCTGCCAACGCTGGGCCAAGCCGTTTGGCGTGTTTGCGAAATCTGTTTCGCTTTCAATCGATGCTAAGTTGCTCATCATCCAACCCTTCCAGACTGCACAGGCTGGCAGTCCCAAATGTCATTAAGTGCAAAGGCGTAGCTCGCGCCACCTTTGGGCAGTGATGAGATTGTAGTAACACGGCTAGATTTCCTCGACGTCGGACGCGCAGCAAGCGCGAGGTATCGGAAGCCGTCACTGGCGTGGCTGTGTTGGTCGTGCTTGGGCCTGTTGCGGTATGTCTGTGTCTTCTCGTCCCACTCGCGCATGTACGCACGCAGGTGCTCGAGGCCCTCGTAGGTTTTCTCTTCATCGAAGTAGCAGTTAGGCAGGATCATCCTGGCCGCCTCGATGCCGTCCTGGAGTGACATCTCAGGCACAAGGTTTGGCCGGATGCCGTTGGCCAGGAACTGCTCGATGATCGACTTGCCGGTCTGAAGGCTTTTTGCGCGGGCGTCGTGTGGCAGGAAGATGCCCTTGGGGTTGACCAGGTATGGCCGGCTTTTAACCCAGTCGATGTAGTGCTGGATCGGCTGGTTGTCGTCCTCCATGAACTCGACAATGCGCAGGCCGTCACGCGTTTCCTGCCAGCCCCACCAGGAGCAGCTGTCGGTGAAACCTAAGTCGGCCACCAGGTTCACAGGGAACGCGGGATCAACAGGAAACTTGGCAATGCGCCCTTCGTTGTACGCGTCGCCAATCTGCTTGGCGAAGTAGGCGCCAGGCACGGCAGCGTCAAAGCTGCACTCGTACTCGACCAGGAACGCCTCCTCGGTCATCTGGGCCTTGGCGTCACGCAGCTCGTCGGGGTGGATGATCCCGGTCTTGCTGGCCGGCAGCTCGAGCAGGAGGTGGGTGTCGGGGTTTAGCCGCGCCTCCTCCCGCAGATTCCAGAACATGTTCTTGCCCGCGGGCGTGCCGGCAAAGATTGCCCAGCCCCTTCTGTCGGACAGAGCTGGACGCAGCACTTTGTACCAAGCACTCGGTCTGATCTGGCCAACCTCGTCCAGCACCACGCCGTCAAAGTACATACCGCGCAGGGCGTCGTAGTTGTCGGCGCCGGCCACGTAGATCGTGGACTCACCGCCGTGGCCGTTGTTGATCGTGATCTTCAGCTCCGACTCGTTGGGCGGCTTGCTCCACATCGGACGCGTCAGGTCTTTGAGGTATGTCCAGGCCACCCGCTTGGCCTGGTCGCGCTGCGGGGCCATGTAGGCGAACTGCGGTTTGGGCAAAGCGGTTTCGAGCGCCCCGATCACCAGGTCAGCGCACATGGCCACCGTCTTGCCGGCGCGGCGGTGGGCGACCACGCACACCCAGCGCTTGTCCCTGTTGTGCAGCGGCGTGAAGACGTCGCGGGGTAGGTACTCGTTCAGGTTCACTTCATGAGCCTCTCGAGTTCGCGGTCAACGTACCAGCGGGCTTTTTTCAGATCCTCGATCGCGTTGTCGTTTTTCAGGCCGGCGCGCCAGATGTACTTCACCGCGTTGCCCAAACAGAAGTTCATGTGCTCCGTGATCTGGATGCACTCGACGCCGCTCGGGTGCTCGGTGTAGTGGCGCGGGTTGTTGACCGCGTCGGGCAGCACCTGGAGCTGAATCTTCTCGAAGCTCGGGGCATAGAGGCAGTCGGGCTTGTGCGGCTCGATCGGGGACGTGTGGCATACGGGGCAGTGTCTTGTCGTGGTCATGGTGTGGTTTCCTCAACTTGGTTTTTTTGGGTGGTGAATTTTGTGGGGGGACTCCTTCTTTCGCCGGCCCCCCACCCCGGCTTTGATGGGGGGTGGGGGTCGGGAAATTTCGGGCCAAGGCCTGGCCAGATCGAGCCACGCCACGCGATCGCAGGGCAGGCAAGGGCGTGGTAGCGTCATGCACCTTGCGCGTCTCCTGGGCCGTTCTGCTGCGTCTTGCCCTCGCCGTCCGAGGCCGCCGCCTGCCCGCCGCCTGCCGGCGATGCGTCTACCGGATCTTTAATCCGGTACTTGCCGCCGTTATCTCGTTCTAAATCAATGACTTGCGTGACCTGCTCGACTGGTTGTGCCACGGTTGTGCCAATGTTGCGCTGGCCAAGCCATGACAGCTGCACCTGAATGCCGCCCTCCACGTTGGCGTTGATCTGAGTCGGCAGCACCTTGCTCACCAGGCCGACGAACGCGGCCCGATCGCTCTGCGTGCCGTTGGCCAGCCGCGCCAGGTACTCAGTGCCGCCGACCTGGTCGAACGCCTCCAGAACCGCGTCGCGCAGGTTCGTCAGCTTGTTGCGCACGCCCTTCGGCCTGCCCGCGGGCGTCCGCACGCCCCCGTTGCCCACCGCAACCCTCTTTTCGCCGTTTTCAGGCCTTTTTTCTGTCGCCTCACTGGATGCATATCCAGCATCAACCGCCTGCTGCAAAACCGCGTCCTGCAGCCGCTGCCCGATGTCGTCTTGTTGCTTTGTTTCGATCATGCTGCGATTTTCCCATCACTGCGAAGACAGCCAAATCAGCCAGACGATGCCAAAGCAAAGCAGACCCCACCACCAAAAGCCAAACGCGCAAAGCACGATCCCGGCCACCAAATACAAGTCCATTTCAATCCCTTTCAAAATCTGCACCGCACCTTACCCCTATATATCTAAGTGAGTGCGGTGCACCCCAAAACACACTACCGGTAGTGCATATGCACCGCACCCCTGTGGGGGGTGCAGTGCAATGCACCTTACTGCACCTTACCCTGCACCTTACTTGCGGTGCAGTGCGGTGCAGACCGCTCTCGAGCAGGGCAATTCCTGCCCTGATTGCAGTTGCCATGACATGGCGGGCATGTCTTTCCCCTGCCAAAAATCCTGTCCCAGCTGTCCTGGTAGCCCTTGCCAGGGCGTCGATCTGATCCTTTGCCGCCGTCTGATGCGCTCATGCTTCCCCCCTTGCGCGTATGTAGTTTTGAATTACCTCATGCTTGGCGTGAGCAATCGGGGCCGCGCATTCGTTGCACAGGTCGGCAATGCCATTGATCTGATAGGTGTGCGTATTTGTTGGTCTAGGAAACACCCAGTTCATATCGTTTGTGCAGTCGTAGTTTTCGACAGCACATTCCTTCTGGCAGATATCACAAATGATCCGGTAAGTAAGCTTGATCATGCTTCCCCCTTAATGCCGTGTGCGGCTTCAACGCATCTGGTAAAGAAAAGAATCGCTTCTTCAATTTGATTTACGCACCAGCTTTTTTGATTCCAAAGATCAGTAATTTGCTCTTTTGTCAGCGGCTTTCCTATCTGCGCTGATTGCTCGGCCAGTGTTTCTCGGATAACGTTTATGGCGGCTTCTGCGCTATCAAGATCATTTCTAGTGGTTGTATCTGCGTAATACTGATTAAGCAGGTTTTCCAACGCCTCAAGCGACAATTTAAATGCTTTTTGTTCTTGTGCTGTCATGTCTTAATCCTTAATGCCGTGGGCAACTTCGATGGCGCGTGCAAGGGCAAACACCCCGCTCACCTCATAACCTTCGGGTTGATAGAAAAGATGCTTGTCTGCCAACTTCCGCAATTCTTCATCCGTCAGCGGCAAACGCTCTGCCAACTTGCAATCAGGATGATGGTCAGTCCAAACACAATTTGAATCGCAAAACTTCTCCCAAGGTTGTGGTTGTGCCAAGGCTTCTTTGATGGCGGTTCTTGCCTCGTCATACAGGTCTATTGCTTTCTCGGTTGGCTGAAATGTGCCAACGTGATACCAAGCCTCCTCCAACGCCTCCAGCGCCAGCTTCAATGCTTCTTTAGTCATGCTTGTCCTTCCAATTGCTTCAATGCCGCCTGCAACCCAGCTAGGCCACCGACGCGCTGATCGTTGATAAAGATCTGCGGCATCTGCCTGAGATCTGGATACGCGAACTCAAACGCCAGGCGCACGCCCGCGTCGTCCATGTTGTTCTCGACATAGCGCAAACCCTTGGCCTTGAGCAGCTGCTTGGCGGCCACGCAGTTGGGGCAGTTGGCCTTTGTGTAGATAAAGATGTTCATGCCTTGCCCCCGTTCTTGATCCACACAGCAAACGACGCTGCGGTATCCCCAAACGGCAGCTGTGCGCACTCCTTGGCTAGTCGCTCGCGCTCGGCCTCAATGGCCCGCTGCCATGTGCGCAGAAACACGTCCAGCTCCTCCTTGGTCGGCTCGCCTAGCATCTGGGTGATCTCAAGCCAGGCGGCCTTCATTTTTTCGTTCATTTGTTTCTCCTGATTGCTTTATTTGTCCAGCAGCTGGCGCACATCCAGCGCGTTGGACTCATCTGAATGCCGCCCTCTGGCGGTCTGTCTTGGTTGCACTTGGTGCACAACTTGAACTTGTGCATGTTGCGTGGCGTGTTGGGCATGTTGATGCCGTTCTTGAGGAAGCTCATTCGTCTGCCTCCTCTCGCTGTGCCCAGTTGGGCGGTGCGCCTGACCCAATGGCCACACGCGTGTGACCTGTGTCTGTGAGCACCACGCGCTGACCAGTCATGCGGTTGGCCTTCTTGTAGGTCTCAAGCGCAACGAGGCCTTCGCGCTCCATGTCCCGCATGAGGCCAAAGAAGGTCTTGCGGTCAAGGCGGTTGGGAAACTCGGTGTCGTCGGCCAGGACGTTGTAGATGTTGGAGCGCGGTGAGTTGCTGTTCATGGACAGGTTGACGCCGGCAGCGACTGCGCGGCTGATCAGTTTGAGAATCACAGCGCGTTGGGTATTTCGCACCAGTGACTGCGCGGCTTTTTGGCCTGGGATGGTTCCAAAGCGCTTGAAGACCTTGGCGCCTGAGTCGAACTCGATGCGCAGCTCCTCTTGCAGTGGGCCGAGGTTGCACTTCTCATGGCGCAGCACGACGGTGTCCGCGTCCCGCACCATGGCCCAGCGTGACCTGGCTGAGTTGTTCCATGCGGTCGAGCCTGAGAACGTGGTGTTGCTGTCCAGGCCTGCCCCACCGCGGACTGAGGCCTTGTCAACGTGCGCCAGCAGAAGGACGGCTGCGCGTGTGACGTTGGCGATCAGGTTGAGGGCACGCATGAAGCCGCGCACCTCGGTTCTGTCGTTCTCGTTGGAGGCGAAGACGTCGGACGCGTTGTCAATGATCACGGTGTTGGCTTTGGTGGCCACAGTCACGTCAGCGAGCCACTGCATCCGCTCGGTGGGGTTGCCATCGCGCCACAGGACGCAGTCGGCCTGGGTCAAGTCATAGACGACTAGGCGATCGCGCAGCTCTGCCATTGACAGGCCGAGATCCGCGCAGATGTTGGCCACGCGAAAGTGCACTGTCCTGGCCTCGTCCTCGCCTGACAGGATCAAGACCTTGGAGGGCTTGGTGGCGATGTCAAAGAGGGGTGAGCCAAAGGCCATGGCCACGGCAAGCTGCAATGACAGGTTGGACTTGCCCACGCCACCGTTGGCAGACAGCAAGGTGACTGTGCCCTCGGGCAGCCAGCCGTCAAAGCGCCACTCAGTAGGCTCAGGCTGCTTGTGCTCGAGCTGGCCCCAGTCCATGGGAACCAGGTCGCCGGCATCGACATGACGCTCTGACGTGTCGCTTTCGCCCTCGCTTTGCGACAGGTTCAAGTTGACAGTGATCTTGGGCGGCTGGCGCTCCTCGGGCGCAAACTTCTCGGCTGACTTCACAGCCCTGGGGATCTCGGCGCGTCTGGCTTCCCAGCGGCGCAGCTCCTCGGGATCGCCTGGCCGGTTCTCATCCATAAGCGAATACAAAAAGTCCACAGCTGCACCGGGGAACATGCCACCGGCAATGAGTGACGCTGCTAGGCGCGTGAGGCTCTCGTGATAGACGCGGGCGCCTGGGTTTGGATCGGTCAGCCCGGCGATCATTTCGCCTGCATGATTTGTTGCGCCTGTTGTTGAAGACTTGGTTGTCGGCATCTGAGCGGTGGCTCTCAGACTGTCCAGCTCAATGCCGATGGCGGCGCATGCGTCCTCGAGGCTCCAGCGCACGTTGGGCTGCCAGACCTCTAGCTTGACTTGCCACTCGCCGGCAGCGCGTGGCTTGGTATTCATGCCCTGGGGCAAGCGAACGTATCGAACGCAGGCATTGCCCGAGGCGTCATTACTTCTGCCGCGGGCGGCCAAAGCCGACATAAGGCGGTCAATCAGCTGCCTGTTTTGGGTATCCGTATCTTCCCCGTCGAGGAAAATACCTACCTGGAATTTGCCTGGCGATGTCTGCAAGGCGTAGGAAAAGCCTTGGACATCAGACAGTTGCACGTCGTCTAAGACAAGCACCGCAAGTCGCACAAACGCCGACTTGTTTCTAGCAATCTCTCCATCTGGCGTCGCCGTGAGAACCGACGTACAGAAGTAGGTGTTGTCTTGGATCGAGCGATCAATCAAAGCTGCTTGGTTGGGCAGCCCCTTGTATGCGCGTCCAGCCCACACAGTGGGAGGCGCGTTGTTTGGGTCAGCGCGAAACGAGCACACCCAGCCATGGGTGCCTGGCTCCATCTCGCCGTAGATCTCCGCGAGGAAGTCGCTGTTGGTCATCGATGTAGCTCCGACGACCATGCTCACACCTCAACGGCGGCAAGCTCCTTGACACCGATGCGCACGCGCTGGTCGCGTGCCATCTCTATGAGCTGCGGCCAGTACCGCTGCGGGATGAGGCCACCAGTGCCACCAGGACGCGGCTGGCACCAGCGTGAAAGAGTTGATTTGTCCAGCTCGAGCGCTTCTGCGACAGCTGATTTGCCACCCAGCTTTTCGATCACTGTGTAGGCGGGCTCAAGGGTATGGACGACGGGAATGGTCATTTTTTCTCCAATGGGTTGCGATTGACTCAACAGCGAGTTTATGACAACCTTGACGGGACCCCTAAAGAGGCCCCGATGAATACCGAGTGGTTTCGTCAACTATTAGCCACGCGCAAGTTGTCTCAGCGCGGCCTGGCCAAGCTCATGGAGCTCGATCCTGCGGCGGTGTCGCTGATGCTACGCGGCCAACGCAAGATGACGAACGAGGAGGCTCACCAGGTGAGCGTGATCCTCGGCGTGCCGATCACTGAGGTGCTGCGCCAAGCTGGCATCGAGGTCAGTGACGACGTGCGCCGCGTCAAGGTCGCCGGCTATGTTGACTCGCAGTCCGCGGTGACGCTGTTCCCCAAGCGCACGCACGACAAGGTCATCGGCCCTGCTGACTGCCCCGAGGGAACGTATGCGCTGCAGATGCGAGCAGCCAACCACCCCTCTGATGGCTGGATGATCTTCGTTTCTCCCTCTGAGGACGACCCACGCTCTCACCTTGGCCAGATGTGCTGCGTTGCTCTCGATAACGGTGAGCACGTCGTTGCATTTCTCAACCGCGGCTATCGAACTGGCACATTCAACCTGGGCAGGTCTACGGGCGAGGTGTTGCGCACTGACGCCAACGTCGTGTGGGCCTCGCGCATACTCTGGATCAAGCCCACCTGATGAGCCTGGGGTAAATAACCCCATGCTCTTGTCGGGATAGCGTTGTGCTTTTCGCATCGTTGTGTCTTAATCACTTCCACAGCAAGAACGCTGTTGAACTTAGGAACACAAACGATGAATACAGAACAGGAATACCGCGCAGCCCTCAAGGCTCACGACTGGTACTACGACTACAGCGACGACCACAAGGTCTGGTGCGCAGGTCGCGATCAGCGCAGTGCACTTCACGCCGCAGCTCGCACGCTCGACCCCGACTATGCGATCTGGAACGAATACTCACCCCGCCCTGTGCAAGTAACTACAAAAACGGAAACATCAAAATGAAACTCTCTCACTACCAAACCCCCCGCACCCTCGCTGACTGCACATTCACAGTTGGCCATCCTGAAGCTCACCGCGAGCCGATGCAAGAAACAGTCGCTGGCTACCTGCTGGCCATCGCGATCGGCGTTGGCATGGCCTGCTTGCTTGTTGCCTGGTGGAGTAGCTGATGAACTGTCCACGCTGCGGCACATGGTCTGAAGTATTGGAGACGCGCACGCGGCTGGATGGCAGCAAACGCAGACGCTACGAGTGCGCCAACCTTCACCGATTCAGCACAGAAGAACGACATGTTGCTGAACTGAAGCAACCAAAATCTATCGCACAAAAAATCATCGACAACTTGTCAAATGACTGATGCGAATTTCACAATCCCACGACGGCCTCAACTTTTAAGGAAACAAAATGGCTTTTGATCTCTCCTCCATCCAGCGCACAAAGAGAATGCGCGCCCCCAAAATCGTCATTGCCGGCCCCGGCAAGATCGGCAAGACGACTTTCGCGTCCATGGCTCCCAACGCGATCGGCATCTTGACCGAGGACGGCGCCGACGCAGTCGATGCGTCTGCCTTCCCACTGGCCACCACGCTTGACCAGGTCTACGAAGCGATCGGCACGCTGCTCCAGCAGGAGCACGACTACCAGACAGTCTTCATGGACTCTCTGGACTGGCTTGAGCCGCTGATCCACGCGCACGTCTGCAAGGCCAACAAGTGGGCCAGCATCGAGGCAGCCGGCTACGGCAAGGGCTACATCGCGGCAGCTGATGAGTGGCGCACGCTGCTCAATGGCCTCGAGGCACTGCGCCAGCAACGCAACATGGCCGTGATCTTGATCGCGCACGACAAGATCAAGCACTTTGAGTCACCACTGCACGACGGGTATGACCAATACGTCTTGAAGCTGCACGACCGCGCAGCTGCCCTGGTGCAAGAGTGGGCCGACGTCATTGGCTGGGCCAACTACCGCATCGTGACCACGCAGTCCGATGCTGGCTACGGCAACAAAGAAACAAAGGCCCGCACAACGGGCGACCGAATTCTCCATGTCGAACCTCACCCCGCTCACATGGGCGGCAACAGGTTTGGCCTGAAGAACATGAAGCTCGACTGGGCTGAATTCGCCGCGGCTCTGACCGCATCTCAAAACTGAAACTAGGAACTTTTAAACATGGCACTCATTAACTTTAAAGCCTCCGCGATCACCATCGAAGAACGCTCAAATTCATTTGGCCCTCTGCCTGCTGGCGAGTACGAAATGATGATCGTGAAGTCGGAGACCAAGCCGACCAAGTCTGGCAACGGCCACTACCTTGAGCTGGAGATGCACGTCGTCTCTGGCCAGCACTCTGGCCGTCGTCACTGGGAGCGCTTGAACCTGGACAACCCAAACCAGCAGGCCGTCAAGATCGCTGAGGAGTCACTGGCCAAGCTGTGCATGGCGCTGAAAATCGATGACGTGGAAGACAGCGAGCAGCTGCACGACCAGGTCTTCATCGCGGAGATCGGCATCGACAAGAAGGACGAGACGCGCAACGTGATCTGGGGCTATCAGGGCGTGGGCGGCCACATCAACAACGCCAAGCCCAAAGCTCCCGCGGCGCCAGCTCCTTCAGCTGCGCCTGCCAAGTCTGCAAAACCATGGGGATGAACATGAACACACCAGAAACACAAACCTATCGCACCGCTGTGTCCTTGACCGACATTCAAGGCAAGGTCAAGAAGACAACTTTTACCGTGTTGCCTGACACGACCACCACCATTTGCCAGCTGCACATGGAGAACGGCTACGTGATCCTGGGCACTAGCGCCTGCGTTGATCCCACAAAGTTCAATAAAGGGTTGGGCGAGCAGTTCGCATACGAAGACGCAATCAACAAGGCATGGCCACTCGAGGGCTACTTGCTTGCTGAAGAAATCTTCCAGCGCGGCCAAGCATGATTAACGGGGCCGAATTCGGTGTCGGACTCGGGGGGTTCCCCGTGATGATCAGCCGTAGCCGTTAGTAGGCCCCACCTTTTAAGAACGAGAGAGAACTATGGACATCGAACAACTGAAACTAATTTTGGAAACAGTGCAAGGCATTGCTGGCGACGCAAAGACAACCGCCATTTGGTGGATGGCGTTGCACTACGGTCTACACATCTTGAACCAACTTCTTATTGCTGGCGTCGTCATCACCGTGGCGGTCATCGTTGCACGCACCGTCATGTACTACAACGACGATGAAAAATTCATCAAGGAGATAAGGGACGGCATGGGCTTGGGGTATGGCTACCTATGCCAGAGCGATCGAGTAAAGACCCACAATGCAATTCGCAAGATTGTCGCTGCGCACAAGGCAGAAAAATATGGCACAGATTCCTGAGTCACAGCACACGACCAGCGTGCAGATCATTCGCTGGTACGAGAGCAAGCCACAGGAACACCGCCCTCACATGGGCGCGTCACTGATTGGCCACAACTGCGATCGCTACATCTGGCTGACCTGGCGCTGGGCGCTCAAGCCTGAATTCGAAGGCCGCATGCTCAGACTGTTTGGCTTTGGCCAGGCTGCCGAGTCGCGGTTCTTTGAAGAACTGCGCGGCATCGGCGCGACTGTCTGGGACGTCGATCCCGACAGCGGCGATCAGTGGCGCGTGAACGCATGCAATGGTCACTTCAGTGGCTCACTGGATGCCGTGGCCAAGGGCTTGCCCGAGGGGCCAAAGACGCCAGCTGTGGTCGAGTGTAAGACGCACAACGACAAGTCATTCAAGACGCTGCTGTCCAAGGGCGTGAAGTCTGCCAAGCCCCAACACTACGACCAGATGATCGTCTACATGGGCCTGATGGAGCTGGAACGCGCCCTGTACATCGCAGAGAACAAGAACGACTCAGCGGTTTACAGCGAGTGGGTGCACTTCGACAAAGAGCGATTCGCCCAGCTGCTCGATCGCGCACAGCGATTGATCGAGGCAACGACACCGCCCTGGCGTATTAGCACCGACGCGGAGTTTTTTGAGTGCAAATACTGCTCGATGTGGAAGCACTGTCACGGCGGCATGGCTGCCGAGGCCAACTGCCGCACCTGCTGCCATTCTTCGCCCGTTGAGAATGCAGCATGGCATTGCAAGCCTCACAACAAAGAGCTGTCGATCGCAGACCAGAACAAGGGCTGCAACATCCACCTGATGATCCCTGACCTGGTGCCCTACGCGGACGCCCAGGACGGTGGCGAGAACTGGATCGCCTACAAGCACAAAGAGACCGGCGAGTTTTTCGTCAACGGCCCAGAGGGCATCAAGGAGTACGGCGCCACGTTCAGCAGCAAGGAGCTGCACAACTGCCCAGGCTCTTTGCTGGCCGAGGTGATTGCGCACAAGAACGAGTTTCCTGTGAGCACCGTTGAGTCTGGCGACGTCAAGCGCCCTGGCATCGACACCACCTGGGACGACCTGGCCACGCACCCTGACGACATTCCAGTCAAGGCCGACAACCCGACCAAGCGCGAGGCAGCCAAGAAGATCAAGAGCGCGGTCAAGGTCATGGAGGCACTCAAAAAATGATCCACTGGCTTTGGCTTTTTGCGGCGCTCTTTGCGGGCGTCTTTGTTGGCATGTTGACGATGGCCCTTTGTGTCATGACGAGGGGCGCTGATGAAGGAACTGATTGATCGCGTGCGCAGGCACATCGAGGAGATCGGTGACTGCTGGGAGTGGACTGGCGCAATGCAGTCCAACGCTCCCACACCAACTATCAACTACCAACGCAAGGCCCAGCCTGTGCGCCGCCTTCTGGCGCAGCACATGGGCAAGGTCATCACCGGCAAGTTGGTGACATGCAAGTGTCGCAACGAGCTGTGTGTCAATCCTGATCACCTCCTGGTGGTGACGCGCAAGCGCCTCCAGGAGATGGTCTCGAAGGAACGTAAGTACACCAGCAACCCCGTCCGCATGCGCAAGCTGGCCGCCAAGGCCAGGGAGCACAGCAAGCTCACCGCAGAGCTGGCTGCGGAAATCAGAGAGGCCGACGGCTCACAGCGAGAGATCGCTGCGCGTTACGGCGTCAGCCAGTCAACTGTCAGCGTGATCAAGCGCGGCGTGACCTGGCGCGACTACTCAAACCCATTCGCTCAACTTATTGGAGGACTCAACAAATGAGTTTCATTATTGGAATAGACCCAGGCGCAGCCGGCGCCGTGGCCATCATCGAGGACACCGGCAAGCTGGTGCACGTGTTTGAGATGCCCGCGGTCGAGGTAATCGTGGGCGGCAAGGCCAAGCGCCGCGTCAGCCCCGAGATGCTGGCCGCGGAGCTCGAGCTCTACGCCTACCAAGGCGCGAGAGCCGTCATTGAGCAGGTGGGCGCCATGCCTGGCCAGGGCGTCACCTCCATGTTTGCCTTTGGTGAGTCCTTTGGCCTGGCCAAAGGCGTCTTGGCGGGCCTGAAGATCCCGACCAGCACCGTTACCCCTGGCAAGTGGAAAAAAGCGCTCCAGCTCAATTCTGGCAAGGATGGCAGCCGTCAAAAAGCCGCCCAGATCTGGCCAGCGCATGCTGGCGAGTTCAAACGGATCAAAGACGACGGCAAGGCCGAGGCTGCGCTGATCGCCTACTGGGGGAGGACTGTGCCAATTTAATCCGGGTATTGACGTTTGCTTTTGCTGTTGCGATAATCTCACCAACCGAAACACGAACGAGGCAGAACGATGGCAATCAAACTACGCGGCGAAACATACTGGCTGGACGTCATGATCAAGGGCAAGCGCGTGCGCGAGTCCTTGAAGACGTCCGACAAGAAGCAGGCCCAAGAGCTGCACGACATTCGCCGCGCCGAGCTGTGGCGCACTGGCGCCCTCAAGGAAAAGCCCAAGAAGACCTGGAACGACGCCACCGACAAGTGGAAGGTCGAGAAGGCCGGCAAGCGCTCCATCTCTGACGACGAGGACAAGATCACCTTCCTCAAGCCAAAGCTGGGCGCCCTGCTGCTGACCGACATCGACCGCGACACGATCGAGGAGGCTCTCCCCGAGGGCGTCAAGCCAGCCACCCGCAACCGCTACCGCGCCCTGATCCGTGCCATCTTCCGCGCAGCTCAGATCGACTGGCAGTGGATCGACACCATCCCAGGCTTTCGCAAGGAGGAGGAACCCACCCGCCGCGTCGCATATTTGACACGCGAGCAGGCCGAGTCCGTTATCGCCAACCTCCCAGTAAAGTACCGGTCTCCCGTCCGTTTTGCTTTGCTCACCGGGTTGAGAAAAGCTAATGTCTTTGGCCTGCGCTGGGAGAACGTGAACCTGGAGACGGGCATGGTGATCGTGCACGCGGACGAGGCCAAGGCGGGCGAGCGCATCCTGGTGCCGCTCAACAAGCAGGCGCGGGATCTCCTGGCGAGCTATCCAGAGCCTCGTGAAGGCCTTGTATTTCAATGCCCTGTACGTATTTCCCCCACCACCTGGGCGAACGCCACCAAACGCGCTGGCGTGCCCTGGTGCCGCTTCCATGACCTGCGCCACACCTGGGCCAGCTGGCATGCCATGGCCGGCACGCCGATGTCGGTGCTCCAGGAGTTGGGCGGCTGGCACTCAGCCGAGATGGTCAGGAAGTACGCCCACCTGTCGCCGGAGCATCTGGCCGCGGCTGCCGAGAAAGTGACCTTCTAATGTCACGTTTTTGGCACAAAGCAGGTTTGATCGAGTGGGCGGTATGTCGTAAGTGTTTGATTTTTCTGGAGGCGGGGGTCGGAATCGAACCGGCGTACACGGATTTGCAGGGCGATCCGACAAAAAAGTGCCCTGAAAATCAGGGCACAAGGACTCAATGGCAAACTGCGTGGCACAAACCACGGCACAATTTTGGCACAGTCATTTAGGCGCCAAGCACACGCTCCTGACGTAGGTCTGCAGGCCTACGACGACCGCTGCCAGGCGGTCAGCTTCTGCCGCCACTCCAACAAGAGTTGACGCACAGCTTCCGAGTAGCTCCCGCTCGAGGCCGGATCGGCCATCAGCTCGGATGGCGGGGGCGGGATCTTTGGCGCTAGGGGCGCCGATGGCATAGAGCTCGCTGCGCAGCCAATCAAGCTCAGAACGAGAGCGAGTGGCAGCAGCAGCCGCCTTGCGTTTTTCCAGGTCATATTGATCCTCTGCTTTCTGTCTTGCGGCCAGTAGGTCGTGCTCGCGCTTCCTGGCCAGCTCCTCGGCCTTTTGCAGGCTCTGGGCATATCCCTGCTTCATCTGGGCCACCTTGGCGTCGTAGCGCCATTCCTGGACCTGCCAGGCGCCCCAGGATGTGATGGCAGCAGAGACAAGGGCAGCGGCGACGTGCGTGTAGACCATGCTCACTCCCCCATGCACTGTCGATATTCCGACAGTCTGCGTTTTGTGAGGCCTGCCAGGGGCTTCCCCTGAAACCTGTCCCAGCGCAGGATCTCCTTGCACGCGCCCTCGTAGTCCTGGGCGTTGAGCTTGCGGACCAGGGTGGAATTGCAGAAGGCCGTCTGGCCAATGTTGTAGGTGAGCGAGGTGTAGGCGTCGTACTCGCGCTGATGCAGCGGAACCGTCACGCAGCGCTTGATCGCGCCCTCGAATTGCTGAATATCTTGTAATGCCCTCTGGAGGGCCTTGGGCGGTGTGATGCTGTCGCCCAGCTTGACGCCGTCAGTGGTTCCAAAGCCGATCGTTGGCTTGTCACCTGGGACAGGAATGATCGCCTTGCTGCTGTAGTCCTCATGCAGCGCGATCCCAACCAGAGCAGATGCGCTCAAGGCCAGGCCGGCGAGCTGCATGCGGTTCATCAGTCGCCCCGCATGCGCCGATCGTGCTCGGCTTGCTGGCGCCTGTCTTCCTTGTGCCTGTAGTACCAGTTAATGCCCAGGCCGGCGGCGCCAAGGAACAAACCAAAGAGAACCCCGAATTCTGAGGAAACCATCCAGCCAAGGACGCTTGCACTGGCCCCCGTGTAGGTGGCCTTGCTGCCAAAGGCGGCCAGTGTTGCATCGACTGTGGCGTGTGTTTCCTGCTGCACGGGGTGCTCCTTCATTTAAGTCTCTGGCGTCTCAGCAGGCTCGCTTTCCTGCTTTGGTAGCTGCGCTTCTGCCATGGCGCGGATCTTGGCCGCCAAGGGCCAGACATTTGTGCTGGTTGGCTGTGCGCCCATCATGTCCAGCAACGCGTTGACTTCGTTCAGCTCGAGTTTGAGTGCTATTTCCATTTGAATCTTTCGGTGGGTGTCGTGGGTTTCTCTTTTTTGAATGCGTAGCGATTATCCCATCACCGCGGCCATCAGTTCTTCGACTGTGGTGGCTGCGGTAATGGCCGCGATGGCCTGGTCGCACTTGGCCAGGATGTCGGCGCGTGCAGCAGCGACGTCAGCTGGGATTGCCACACCGCGTTCCGCTTTTCGCACCACCACCCAGTCAGTTTGAGCCAGCTGGGTGTTTGCGGCCTGACGCGCCTGGGCGATGTACTGGGACTTGAGGCCTTTCGTTGTCACCGGCTCAGTCTGACCCTCTGGCGTTTCTGTTACATCCTCCAAAGCCTTTGGCGTGTTGGTGTATGTGCGGGTAACAGTAGAGCCGTTAACTTCATAATGGGAGAAAGTCACCCAATAAAAGCGTTGGTCTTTTTGCTCACCTTCCACCACTTCCAATGCACCTTGCTCAACAGCAAAAGCATGGTTAGGGTTTGATGTGTCAGGAAAGAGAGTTGCTAGTTCACCAACTTTGGTGACTGCGTTGTTTTCAATGAGTGCGTACATGAGTTACCTCGCTAAAGAATACTTGAATGGGTTGGATGCCAGAGCCATGAAGATGTAAGTTTGACCGTTTTGATTGGTGTTTGTGTCAGTAGTTCTGATTTTGAAACCATTGCTCAATACATCAAGGCCATACGATGAACTATTAAGTTCAGCATCAGAGGCATTAGCTAAAAGAGGCTGTTGGGTTAAGTTGCTTGTACTTCTAGTAGTGTCATAAATAAACCAATTATTACCACTTGAAGATGTCTGTTTAATCAACACATACGCAGGACGCATACCCGTGAACACAAAAGGCCCGTCAGTAGAACCATTACCTGTGTAAGAGCCAAACTTGCTATACCCTGCTACTTCTGCAAAGCAGTAGGCGACAACAGAGTCACCATTTGAAGCAATACCAGATTGTCTTTGACCCCAAGTTGTAGAACTTGTACTCCAATATGGAGTAAACGAACTAGTCGCCGCAGTAGTGTTTAAAGCAATGTATTGATTATTACCAAGAGATGTGTGATATGTCACCCAATTACTTACCGCACTTCTATTTTTTGTAATAATCATGGCGGGTGCTACACCAAGCCCATGACCCATAGTTTCTATGCCAGAAGCCCCATTTGAAGTCCAAGTCACCACACTAAACCCACTTGTAGTGTTTGCGCTTACTGTTGAAGTGATTGACCCTGCTGTGTTGGATGAGCCTGCGCCGTTGGCTTTCCAGTTCCATGCGACATAAGTCTGACTGTTTTCGTTAATGCTTCCATCTGTACCTAAAGAAAATCCATCAGTATTAAACGATGTCAGGACATTGGTTGATGTACCTTCAGCCGCAGTTATTTCAGTAACTAAGTTCTTTGAAGTGCCACGAACAGAATCAGTCACTGTATTTCCAGAAGTAGAACTTCTTTCTTTAATCCAAGTCCAGTCAGGTTGAAACCCAACACCTGTAATTGAACGAGCAGTTCCATTGCCCGTATATAAAACAGGGTTGAAATACTTACCCGCCTGAGTCGCAGTAGTCGCACCAATGGTAGGCGTAGGCAAGTTCTGTGTGCAAAGTGCTTTGAAGCCTGATGGGGCTGTGTAGGCAAATGGGCGTTGACCGAAGTTGATGTAAGCCGTAACTGTTCCATTTAAAGCAACAGTCGGGAAGTATGGGCCAGAAGTTAATCCTGTGTATGCCGTTCCCTGAGACACATTGTTTTTGTAAAAAGTAATCGTTCCTGCATCAGCATCAAAAGCAATTCCGATGACATCATTTACTACCCAAGAACTGCCATACGCAAGACCGCCAGCGTTGTATTTATAGCCATCGTGAGCAGAATATCCCCAGCCAGCAGACGAAACGCCAAAGTAGTCGTTTAGCGTGCAAGAGTTTAATGAAACACCAACCATGCAATAGAGCGTTCCAGTAGCCGCTGTAGCAGTTACCTCCCAATACCATTTGCCTGATGTCATGCCAATAGTTGCTCTTGAACTAACCCAAGATGCAACAGACCTGTTAAATTGCAGATTTCCGTTAGATAGTACTAATTGGTTGTCTAGCGGATTCAATGTGCAATAGTTCCCCCGCACAGTCCCACCCACACCAGTATCAGTTCCATACGATGTTGGTGAATCTACAAGTGAATCATTCCCTGCACCAGCAGTCACGCTGAAGTTATTAGGTGTCCAGTTGTTGCCGTTACCTGAGTAATCTTTACCCAAAGTAGCCGCAGTTGTGTTGCTGTTATCTGAGAAGTTCAGATAGAAGCCGTTAGTGCCGTATGAGCCTGAGTAGGCTTTAGGTTGCCATACGCCTGTTTGTGCGTTGGTTTCTCCAAAAGATGATGGGGTTAAGGCTTGACCATCGATGAAGTTAATTTCAGTCATATATTGGTCAGCCAAATATGCTGTGTAACTTCCTGTGCCGCCACCAATCAAGTTTGAGATTGTGTTGTTAATTGGCGTATCGTAGTTCTGTGTTGGATATGTTCCACCAAGCGTTTGCTCGACATTGTTTACATAAATTTTGACACGATTAGCGGCAGTCGCTTGTGTGGTGTCTACCAACAAAACAATGTGATACCAAGCAGACACATCTCTAAAAACGCTTGTGCTTGAAGTATTTACACCAAAAATATCAGAAGTGCCATCAAAATAAGCAAAGGTTAACCAATCACCACTTGATGTGCCAAATGAAAAATAGTTAAACGCTGAACCGCTTACTGTGGCAAGCATTGCATTGCCAGAACTTAATTGAGAACGCTTAACCCAAGTGCTAAATGTCCAAGTCTTACGATTCCCCGCACTTGCAGGAGTACGATTCAGATAAGCAGAGTCAGCACTATTAAAGCGCAAACTGCGTGAGATTTGATAGCCACCAGAAGTCTGTGTCGTGTTCGATGAAAACATCAGTCACCTCACAGATAGTTCTGGCCGGCCACTGAACCCCACCAGTAGGTGCCGTCAGCGGTAAACACAAACTTGTCGCCTTTGCTTGCGGTCGCGGTGATCGTCGGTGCTGTGCTTGCAGGCCACTTGACCGACGATGGCCAGGTCACTGTGCGTGAGCCTGTGCCGTCTTGCTTCTGCATCAGCGTGAAGCTCTTGCCCGCTGTCGGCGTTGGGAACGTGTAAGTGCAGTTGCCTGTCAGCGTGAGGATCTGGATCGTGCCGTTGGCGATGTTGATCGTGTACGCGGTCGAGGTGTTGGCTGTGACAACGCCCTCTTTGTAGTCGGCAGAAGTCTGAAGCGTGCCTGCGCTGGTAATGCGAACGCGCTCAGTGGGGCCGGAGCCGCCGTCTGGTGTCGTACCAAACGCCAGGTCAGAAGGCATGTCGTTAGTGCCAGGCGTGGCGCTCACCACCGCGTTGATGTACGCGCCCTGCAAGTACTGCGTGCCGTCGTAACCGCGGAACGCCAAGTTGCCAAGCACGTCGCCGTTTTGAACGACAGCGCCGTTGCGGTTCTTATCTAAAACCAAATATGAGGCGTTGGCGTCAGCCGTTGTGTTGCGCTGAACGAGCTGTGGGTAGTAGCCGTTAGATGACACCAGGGCGATACCGGCAGACGTCACGTTGTCAGGCGTAGTCGTTCCGATACCCATCACACCAGTTGACGACACAACGAATGGAGTCGCGTCAGCAGCCACGTCCTCGATGTATAGGGCGTTGCCTGATCCAGTCTGAGTGATTTTGAGCGCGTCGCTTGATGTGTTGACACTGATGATCTGATTGGCTGTGAACGTGTTGGTCGCGTCCAGCTGCGCGTAACCAGACGCGGGTAAGTAAGCCACAACCCAAGCAGCGCCGTCATAGACGCGCATCTCATTGGCTGTCGAATTCCAATACAGGTTGCCCTCTACCAATGCACCGCCAGTGTTGTTGGTCGATGGGTCTGAGGCCTTGCTGCCAAGGTACTGGTTGTCGAACGCTGTGAACGAGGCCGCAGCCGATGTGGCAGAGCCAGCAGCAGCTGTCGCGCTGTTGGACGCATTCGTTGCAGACGTTGCAGCAGCAGACGCGGAGGCCGCGGCAGCAGCCGCAGAAGCAGCCGCTGTGGTGGTCGAACCGAAAATCGTGTCGATGTAGCTCTTTGTCGCAGCGTCTTGAGCCAGTGTTGGATCAGCCAAGCCGGTGATCTTGTTGGCGCCCATCGCGATCGCGCCTGACATGGTTCCACCAGTCAGGTTGAGCTTGAGTGCCAGAGCTGCATCAACCTGCGCCTGGGTGTAGGCGTCAGTGATGCCAAAACCGGCTAGCGTTGTGGGGTTTGTTCCAGCAGTCACGCGGCCATAAACGTCCACAGTCACCGACTTGTAGGTCGATGCAGTCACGCCAGTGGTGGCCAGGTCAATGTCGTCAGTGCCAACAACGATGCGAGCGCTCGAGGCCGTGCCGACGTTTAGCGTGTTGCCAGACTTGAATAAACCGGCGCCGGCAGTGATCTGGCCAGCTCCTGAGAACTGCTCCCAGGTCACAGCTGTCACGCCAAGCGTGCCACCAGCAGGCGATGTGCAGACCCAGCCAGAGTTGTCGTTGACTGTGCCTTCTTCCACAAACGTGAAAGCGCCCACCAGCTCTGACCATGTGTCAGCGT